CCTTTATCTGCTTGTCTTCCATCCATTGGCCATACTACAGGAATCCATTTACCTTTTGCATTAATTGCAGATGCATGAACAGGTACAGTTTCTTGACGCATAGCATAACAATCATAAACATATACTGTATCAGTATCTCTATCCCATGCTATCCAAACAACAGCAGTAGGGTGATCCCAACCAAAATCTATTCCACACAATCTAGGCCAATGTTGAGGTATATCTATTGGATCACACAATATATCTTCTTCTGCAATAGGAAATACTAAACCAGAACCTAATTGTGGTATTCCTCTTTCTCTCATTTTTCTTTCATGTGGTGGTAATGCAGATAATATTTGTTCTCTTATTGCTTTAGTCATATGTGGTGCATCATCCCAAGTAGCTTGTATTAATGCTTGGCCTTCTTTTAAATTATTTACAAATTGTGCAACAGTTTCTGTCATTCCTTGTTCTGGTGTAAATGTCATAAATACAATTCCACCTTTGTCTGCTGTTCTTGTTAATGCTTGTGAATAAATACCTTGTGGTGGTTCTTCGTCTAACCAAATAACATCTAACGATTCACCCATCCATTTTTCTTTACCCATTTCATATGCTTTAAATCCAATTCGTGAATATCCACCAGATTTATGTTTTACTACTAATGAGTTTAATGCATTTGGTACACCAGCTTTTCTAACTGTGTTTCCTATATCATTTAATGGAATTGATCCTGTACCATGTGCAGATGGATCGTCTGGTTGGCCGACAAGTTCTTTTTGGCAAACATCCCTAGTTGTTTCATTTGAAACTCCCCCTACCCAAGCACGAATAGGTTTATTAAATCGTTTACCATCCCACCATGTAGGGTACTTCCCTGTCGCATGATATGCAATTTCCATTGCCCCGCTAAAAGACTTGCCGACCCTATTTCCTGCCATAAGCAATCTTTGTTGTGCTTTGGCATTGTGAAATTTTTTTTGGTAATCGTATGGCTTGTAAGCAGATAATCTATTTGTTGCTTCTCGCCTTTCCAATTCTTTTGCTATGGCTACAGCTTTTTCCAAATTGTCTTCCATATTACTGTGATAATGGATTGCTTGAATTTACTTTTATTTCTTCAATTATATTTTTTAATAATTTAATTTCTGTTTCGTTTACTTTAATTGCAGTATGCGAATGTTCGTTTTTATGTGTATGTGATGTATCAGCATTTTCTAATTTACTAACTTTTTCTTCTAATACTTTTATTGTAGATACAAAACTCATATCAATACCTTTAGATGCACCTTCTAATGCTTCTATTTTTGTAGTTAGTTCTCCATATTTAGTAAATCCTGCACCTATACTTCCTATAAGTCCAATTATAACAACTATGTTTGTTAAATTTTTTTTTATACTATCCATTTTTTAATGCCTTTAATTCTAATAATAGTTTTTGTTTTTCCCAATTTAATATACCAATTTTCCTTGCCTTAATACCCATAATATCGTTATCAGTATAATTTGCAAGACTTACATTAGTGTATATTTTTCTAGCATCTTGTATATTTAATTGATCTAAATATATATCTTTGCTTTTGTAAAAAGGTACATTATATGCCGCTAAAGATACTTGTTCTTCTGTCATAATATCTATTTTAATTAAATTTTTAAGTTTTAAATTTTTATCTATATTTTTTACTTTAGCATCTATTTTAGCCATAATTTTATCTATTTTAGGTTTTGCAGTTTTTTTCTTTTGTGTTTTTACAGCTACTTTTTTTTTAACTATTTGTGTTTTTTCTTCTGTAATTTCTTCATTAGGTTTTTCTTCTTCTATTGTTTCTTTGTTTTCAACAATCATAGGTAATTCTTCTTCAAATATTTCTTCAATAATTTCTGTAGCTTCTTTTGCCATTTCCATTTCTTCTATAACTTCTGGTGCTTGGGCAATTTCTATTTCTTCTTCCATAGCAGGTTCTGGTAATGATTCTTGTATTTCTTCTATTATTTCTATAACCATTTCTTGACTTACTAATTCTATTTCTTCCATTATTTCTGGTTCTTCCATAATAAATTCTTCTGCAAATTCTTCGTATATAATATTAGTAATTATTTCTTGTAATTCTTCTGAAATTTCAATTAATTCATTTGTAATTTCTTCTGCTAAAACAGTATCGTCATATGTCATTGTTACTGCAATGTTATCTAAATTTGGCCCACCTAAATTTGCTGGTGCATTACCATCTGATCCACCTACACCTAAATTACCTATGTTAGAACCAACACCATTATAAATTAATGTGTCTGTAAAATTAGCACCATTAATTCCTGTAATATCTGTTCTTGTATTTGTAGTAGTAGCAAGAACATTACCATTAGTATCTTTTATTGTTAATGTAATTTGAAATGTATCTGCGTTTCCTGTACCGCCCCAACATCCTGCAACACCACACTCACCATTTTGTGCATCCATACTAGAGTCTAATGTAATACCATTATCTAACATATTTTGTGTTATAGTATTTGTAGATAAATTGAAATCTTGTTCAATAGAACCACTGTCACCAAATTCTAAATCATAATTACTTGACACACCATTTAATTCACAACAATCATTTAATACTTGTACATCACCAGATGTAGTCCATCCGTTTGCATTACCTGTTTCAAAATTTCCGTTTGTAATTAAATTATTTGTTGTTTTTGTATCGGCTAATCCTACAGAACTAGCAAACCAATTTAACATTAGCCAAAATAATACACCCCATATAATAAACCAATACCACCTCATTTTTCCATTAGCCTATCCATATGTGCATAAATTCTTCCTATAACTTTATCCATACCTAATATTTCTTGTTGTAGCATAGCTATTGTTGTTTGTAATTCAACTAATGTAATTAACACCCATGTAGATAATCCTAATAATATTGTTCCTAATAATCCTAGTATATATGTATTAGATTGTTTTTTCATTTATGAGGTTTTAATGGCTCAATAATTATTTTGTTTTTATTTTCTTCTTTAGCTAATTTTTCGTCAATCTTTTCTCTTTTTTTCATTCGTTTTACATATGTTTCGTAATCTGGTCTTTCATGGTCATATTTACCCCACAATGACAACGCATCTTTGCCAATTTTGCCATCTATTGGACATGGTGTACCTGCTTGTATCATAGATTCAAATACTCTTTCATCTTGACATAAAATTGCAACTGCCGCAACTTTCATACCAAAATCATTTAATATTCTAGCAAGTTTTAATCTTTCACAATTTTTATCTACAAAATGTTTACCACCCGATAATCCTATACCAAATGTTTGTACACCTAAAGAAGCACCTACACTACATACATCTTGTGTCATACTATTAAACGAAGGTGCTGATGCACTTGGCGGTGCAGATTTTATATTAGAATTAGATGTGCTATTTGTTGTAGTATTAGAAGAACTACCAGATTGATATGTAGTAGAACTTTCATACCCACCTTCAATACTTGTGTTTGATCCGCTAACATTAGTTTGGTTTCCAGCAGAATGTGCAGGTTTTACACAAAATGCCAAGAACAACATACCTATAATTAGCCAACCCGTAAAATAATAATTCATCCTACAATACTCCATTATCTACCTTGCCCTACATATTTCTTTTTTTTTGGTATTCGTTTACTTATTGACTTTGTATGCCTACGAGGCCTTTTAGGTGGCTTATCTCTAGGAATAAAGTCTGTAAATTTAGGTTTTGCCATAATTACAATTATAGCACTTATTATTTTTTTTGTATATTTTTTCTACGCAACTTGCGGGGGTTCATTAATTCAAAAATTTCAGCTTCGGTCATATGCTCTTTATCATCAAAGCCATTATGGTGTGTAGCAGTAAACTCATACCTATTAACTAACACATAGCGATATACATAGTTACCTTTTTGAAAATGTAGCAATGTTTTAGGTTTATTAATTTGTAAGAACTTACGAGCCATAGCTTACAGTAGTTTAAATTTTTTATATGTTCAACCTATTAACTTATGTTAATATTCACTTTTTACCCCTCGCTGTGAGGAGAGAACCATTATATAGGCGACAAAAAAGTTTTTTGGGGGGTGGGGGGTCGGTTTGGGCTTTTTATTTCCTGTGGTCGTGTGCGTTGCCCATGTGTGTTGCATGGAAGCCACACATCTACAAGCATGACACACCTGTTGCATATATATCACACCAATAGAGCTAAAGGATTTGCCCCCTGTGTGCGTGTGTGTGTGCGTGAAAGGATGATTATGGCCTGTGTCTAGTTAATGCTATTGCCACCATTACTACCATTGTCGTCAGTAGGTGCTTTGACTATGTGTAAGGTAGACATTAAGTGTTCTAGTTCTGTGCGTAATTCCTCGTCAGACTTCTTGTGAGTAACATCCTCTATCTTTGTAGTGGTTTGGTAGCCCGTTCTATCTAATAGCGAATTGACGGCCTGTAAGCGAGTGCTAGGCGGTACTTTCGGATCAGATACAAGTTTAGTAAGTACATCCACCGCAATAGGTACAGACCCGCTTAATATCTTCTTTGTAGCGGTTTCAATCTCTCTAGCCAACTTATGCTTTAATTCATATCCTTGTTGTTCTGCGGTGTTTTTTGAATACCCCGCTTTTATACAAGACTGCGTTGCGTTGCCTGTTTGACTAAAGTACTCAATAAACAGTTTTTGTTGATCTGTAAGGTTTCTACTCATATTTGGCATATTATAACCTAAAGTAGTTCTTGTCAATTTTAATGCTTGACAACTATTATGAAATACTTAACATAGGTTAATCAACAAAGGAGTGAAGCTATGACACAAACACAACAAAACGCAATGCCTTCAATTAAGGTTTATGAGAATAGTGAGCCAACATTAGAGGAAGCCCAAAAGTTCGTGGGTGGATATGTTGAATTACTAGATTTAGAGAAGGAAGGTTGTTTGCTAGTGGATGAAGAAGGAAGACTAAAACGAAAAATAGTTAATCAACAAGCTACGGCCATTTATAATAAACTCTTTGACGGGTTTATTGTCGGTGATGTAATACACATTAAACCAAGTGCAAGGAAGGAGTGGTAATATGGGTCTTAAAATGCTTACTAAATACTTTCAAGGCGAATATGTGCTAAAGACTTCAAGCGGTGAATTTA